TGCCGCTCGTCGAGCGCGAGCGCCTGCTGGGCGGGAACTGGAACGTCCGCCCCACGGCCGGGAAGGTGTTCAACCGGGCGTGGTTCCCGGTCGTGGACGCGGCCCCCGCCGAGGCGCGGCGCGTCCGGTACTGGGACAAGGCGTCGACGGAGGGCGCGGGCGACTACAGCGCGGGGGTCCGGATGGCGCGCGTCGGCGGGGTCTACTACGTCGAGGACGTGGTGCGGGACCGCTGGTCGGCCATGAGCCGGAACCGCGTGATGCGGCAGGTCGCGGAGGCCGACGGCCCGGAGGTTGAGGTCTGGGTCGAGCAGGAGGGCGGGAGCGGGGGCAAGGAGTCGGCCGAGATCACGGTCGCGGATCTGGCGGGCTACAGCGTCCGGGCGGACCGCGTGAGCGGCGCCGGCAGCAAGCTGGTGCGCGCCGGCCCGCTCTCCGCCCAGGCTGAGGCCGGGAACGTGCGGCTCGTGCGAGCGGAATGGAATGAGGAGTACCTGCGGGAGCTCCACGGCTTCCCGGACGGGCGCCACGACGACCAGGTCGACGCCAGCAGCGGGGCGTTCGCCAAGCTGGCGCTCGACGGCCCCACGGAGGTGGGGGTCCTGGGCCAGCCGACGGGCCCCAGGAGAGTCATCGTGCGGCTGTAGGATATACAGAATAAGGACGGCGCGGCCGTGACCTAGCTGAAGTGCGGAGGGGGGGGCGGGTGGTACGAGCGCCCAGAGTAGTCTTCCCTCTAGTGAGTGGCCGAAGCGCAGCGCGACAGGCGGGACCCGGGAGTTGGGCTAGGCGGGTCCAGCCGAGAAGTCGCGGAGGGAGAAATGGGAGAAATGGACGACCTCGAGGAAGCGCGGGAGATCTTGAGCCTGCTGCCTTCCAACCCGGAGGTCAGGAGCGCCCTTGCTCTGGAGGCCGTGGGGTTGGCACTGGTGGAGGTCGCGAGGCAGATGGGGAAGATGGCACGGGTGCTCGAGGTGTTGATCGACATCGAGAGGACGCAGTGAGGGCCCTGGGCCGCGCGCTCGCGGTCGCTACGGTTGGGCTCCTGGCGTTCTACCTCGCGACGCTGGCGAACTCGCTGTGGCTCCGGGACCGGGCCGGCCTCGCGCTGGGGGTGGAGTGATGGAGGGAGCACAGGCGCGGTTTGGGTATTCAACCGAGGAGAGCGCGCGCGGCGAGAATCTGCGCGTCGTGGCGGTGTCGCGCGTCGAGGGCGCGAAGCGGGTCGACCTCGAGTCCGTCGCGGACCTCCGGCCCGGGGACCGGTTCCTCTTGACGGTCGAGGGGGTGTACTGATGAAGATTTCGATCTCGCATCGCTTCTCCGGTGATGTGCTCTGCGCTGTCGAGGCGGCGTCCTGGCGTCTCGCGCTAGAGATTGCAGTCAAGCAGCGTGCGGATCTCGGGGGCGCCTACCTCCGGGACGCCAACCTCCGGGACGCCAACCTCGGGGGCGCCAACCTCCGGGACGCCGACCTCCGGGGCGCCAACCTCGGGGGCGCCGACCTCCGGGACGCCAACCTCTGGGGCGCCAACCTCGGGGGCGCCGACCTCCGGGGCGCCAACCTCGGGGGCGCCAACCTCCGGGACGCCAACCTCCGGGGCGCCAACCTCGGGGGCGCCAACCTCGGGGGCGCCAACCTCGGGGGCGCCAACCTCCGGGACGCCAACCTCGGGGACGCCAACCTCCGGGACGCCAACCTCCGGGACGCCGACCTCCGGGACGCCAACCTCTGGGGCGCCGACCTCGGGGGCGCCAGGGTACTCGCTGTCGCATCCCTCCTGATCGACGGGTGGTCGACGACGCTTTGGCATACTGATCATGGCTACCTCATCCAGGCGGGGTGCCACACGTTCACGCTCGACGAGGCCAAGGCGCACTACGCGAATCGCACAGAACGCTGCGGGCTCTATTACCTCGCCACGGAGGCGTGGCGGGTCATCGCGCGGTTGCAGGGATGGGAATGATGGGATGGTTATTCAACTCTCCCGGCCACCCGCTGCACGGCCGCCCGATGACCCAGCGTCGGGATACCGGGCTGCTCGAGGTGCGGTGCCGGCACGGCGTCGGGCATCCGGTCCCGGAGTCCGCCGAGGCGATGGACCGGCGCCTGGGTCACGCGCCCGGGACGTGGTCTACGCACGGGTGCGACGGGTGCTGTGAAAAGGAGGACGTGTAAATGTGGGTCCGGGTTGTGGCTCTCGTCATGCTGGGCGCCGTGCTCTCCGGAGCAGCCGGGGCGTTCGTGGGGTACCGAGAAGGCCTGCGGGTTCGAGCCGCCGACGCGGATCTCCGGGTCGCCGCCGCCGCGCGCGTCATGGAGATCGTGACCGAGCGGAACCCCGGGGCCCGTATCGTGGACTGGGCGGGGTGGCCGGGGGCGCTGTTCGAGGAGTCGGCGCGGGCTGGCCTCGACTACCGGCTCGTGCTGGCGGTGATCGAGAAGGAGTCCGGGTTCCGGCCCGACGCCGTGGGGGTGGCCGGGGAGGTCGGGCTCATGCAGGTGCTGCCCGCGACCGCCGCGCTGGTGGCGGAGAGGATCCTGCGGGTCCCGTTCGCGCCGCCCGTCCGCGGGAAGTCCGGCCGCTACGACTCGCTCGGCGACCTCGGGGTCGCGCACTATAACCTCCGGGTCGGGGTCGCGTACCTGCGGGCCCAGATGGACCGCTACGCCCTTTTGCCGGTGGCTCTGCGGGCCTACAACCGCGCGCCCGGCAAGGCGGAAGAGCGCCGGCCGGGAGACCGGTACGCGGAGGACATCGCGCTGGGGTACCTGCGCCTGACGCAGACGCTGCCGTGATCCTGGAGCGCGAGGAAGCCCCGCGTGGTGACAACGCCTCGGCCGAGCTGGTGGACCTCGCGCGCGCCGGCGACCGGGAGGGGTTCCGCGCCCTGGCGGGGTGCCTGATGCCCGCCGCCCAGGTCGAGGAGTGCTGGCGCGGAACCCGCGCGCGGCTCGGGCACCGGCCCGAGGGTTCCGGCGCGCGGCGGGGCTTCGTGGTCGAGGGCCACAGTTTCACGCACCCGAACCTCTCTGCTGGAGAGGTCCAGGTGGACGACCTTCTCCTGGACGACCTTCTCTCACCCGAGCTCGCCTGTGTGACGGACCGCTGTGTGACGGACCGCGCAGCCCCCGCGTGCCGGTGCGGGGCGTACGAGCTCGATTGGCGGGCGAGGTGAGCGGCCTGCGGCTCCGGCTCGCCGAGGAGCGGGACGCCGAGTTCCTGCTCCGGGTCCGGAGCGACCCCGAGACCGTCTGGGCCAGTCGGCGCCGCGCCGCGCCGGACCCCGACCTCCACGCCCTGTGGCTGGCGGGCCTCCTGGCGGACCCGCGCCGCGCCCTGTACGTGGCCGAGGAGCTCGAGGCTCCGGACACCGGGGAGTGGGCCCGGTGGGTGCCGGTTGGGTACGCGCGCGTCGACGACAGCGAGTCCGGGAGCTCGGAGCTCTCGCTCGCGCTTGCGCCTGAGGCCCGGGGCCGCGGTCTCGCGCGGCGGGTGATCAAGGCCACGGTCGCGCTGACCCCGCGCCGCGCCTGGTGCGCGGAGGTCCGGCGGGAGAGCGTGCGGTCCCTGCGCGCCTTCCTGGCGGCCGGCTGGCGGCCGTACGGGTTCGAGTGGCGGGGCGCCGCCTCGGTCGCGGCCGGCGCGGTGCCGGGCGACCTCCGCCTTGCGCTGGGCCCCGCGGAGGGGTTCGTCCTGCTGGAGATGGTGCCGTGGCAGGAACAGCAGGAGGAAGACTTGAAGACCATGCGGGCACAGGTGCCGCGATGAGTGAGACAGGGGACGATATGTACGATGCAGTCATGCGCCGGGAATGCCGGTATGGCTTTTCTGGCGAAATGCATCTTCCGGACGGGCGGTGCCCAAGTGGTGAGCGCGACTGCTGGAAACTAGACGATGACGAGGAAACGTCATGGAGGGACCGACAGCGCGGCGGCACGAAGGAGCCGAGGATGCCCAAGCCCACGACCGTGAAGCTCACCGGCAGTTTCGAGATGCAGGATACGGTGTCGCTGCGACAGCTCCACGAGACCCTCGACGCGATCCAGGCGCTCGCGGAGAAGGGAATCGGCCCCGGGCTCGTCACGTTCAAGATCGGCCGTCAGGAGCTCCGGGCATGACGGCGCCGGCGATGCCAGCCCTGCACGCCATCCCGCTCGGCGACCTCCACTGCAACTACGCCAAGCAGACGGGTTGCACACGGGAGCAGTGCCGATGCGAGTTGCCGAGCGCCGCGACGCTGCCGTTCTTCATGTACTGCGGTCCGGGCTCGGTGACGCCTAAGGCCTTCGACCGCTTCTTCTGTGGCTGCCGGGGGTGGGACTGATGATCCCGCACAAGGACGAGGCGCTCAAGGCGATCGCGCACGTCCGGCAGAACCTGCTGGACGGGCCGCTCGATCCGCTCGAGGTGAAGCTCGCCGTGGCGGTGCTGGAGTACGCGAGCGAGCAGGTGGAGGCGATCGAGGAGTTGCGCCGCGCCCGGCGGAAGGCGAAGGAGACGTGATGCGGACGTTCGAGCGGATCTGCATCGAGGACTACACGGTGCGTGCCGAGAACGGCGACACGCTGACGCTCCGCCGTGGCGAGGAGTACATCACATCAGCGGAGCGGGACGGCATGGTGACGGTGTTCTCCGCGTTCTGGGTGCCCGTGCCCGCCGCGCTGTTTGCGGGGGCTCGGGTGTTCACGGTGATGTGACATGGCCCGCTGCCGATCCTGTGGTGACGAGATCGACTTCGTGACGCTGCGCTCGGGCAAACGCATGCCCGTCGAGTCCACGACGGCGGAGACCTACTACGTCCACCTGGGCCAGGGCGGGCACCCGCAGGCCGTGCTGGTGCTGGACTCGGGCGACATCGTGCGGGGGCGGCTCGGCAAGCAGCACGAGAGCGGCGCCCTCAGGGTGGAGGGGCGCGAGAGCCACTTCGCTAACTGCCCCGCGGCGGACGAGTTCCGGAGGCGTATCCAAGCCGTACTGCGAGATCTTTCGCCCGCGCTCGCAGCCCCTCGGGGGTTAGGTCAGTCATGGCGTCCTCCGAATGTCTGCTCCCGCAAGCGCAAGGCGAGATAGGTACTACCGGATGGGCGACGCGCTCGACGTGTACCGAGAGTGGCCCGCCCCGGCCTCCATCGTCTCTGACGGAGCCTATGGCGTAGGGGGCTTCCACGGCGATCCGCGCACGCCGGACACCCTCGCAGTTTGGTATCGGCCACATCGGCGCTTGGCGCGACCATCGAGGAACAGGTTGTCGCCACGTTGAACGCCCTGCGTCCGGTGTGGGACCTCTTGGCGCTCGGGTGGTTGCCGTGTGGAGGACGCCATGACCGGAATGCTTGAGTTATTGGTCTGGGGCGGACTTGCTTGTGTGGCCCTATTCGTATTTTGGTTTGCTATATTGTTGGGCGGCGCGAGCGGCTCTGGTTGTTCTTTCCCGCCGTGTGAGGTAAGCGATGCTTGGGGCGGCTTAACCGGTCCACGCGAATGCGACAAGCATAAGCTACAGCGTCAAGCTGCAACGCCAACTGAATGCTATACCCGCCGCCCATATGGTCCAACAGAGCATTGAGAAAGATCATTGTCGGCTTTTCCGGTGGGGTAACCTCAGCGTGGGCACTTGGCTGGGCGCTCCTGTCTTTCCCGCGCAACGAAGTTGTCGCGTTGTTCCATGACACGAAGAGCGAAGACGTAGATACCTACCGCTTCTTGCGTGAAATGGCCACCCGACTCGATGTGCCGATTGTTGAACGATCCGATGGCAGATCGGTGGAGGAAGTAGAAGACGACGAAGGTGCCCTCGCCAATAACCGCATGGCATTTTGTTCTCGTATTCTTAAGGTAGAGCAGCGCGATAAATATTTTGAGGAACTGCGGGCAACCGGTATCACCGAGATCGTGAACGTACTCGGATTCCTCGCTCACGAATGGCAGCGTGTCCAGCGCGCGACGATGCGCGCGGAACAGGGTAGCTACACCGCGCGGTTCCCTGGTGTTGAGCAACAGATGACGAAACAGGCGTGTGCTGATTGGTGTATCGGTCTAGGCGTTCGTCCGCCGCGTATGTACGAGTGGAGCGATCACGCCAACTGTCCCGGTTGTCGGCGGGGCGGGAAAACGTACTGGCTTGCCGTTCGTGAACACCGCCCTGACGTATTCGAGCGCGCAAAACAGCGTGAGATGTCATTTGATCATACGATTATCAATGGTTGCTCGCTCGTAACACTTGAGCGTGATGGCATGAAGCGCCCGGCGAAGCGACGAGAGGCTATCTCCATTGGTTCATGTGAATGCGGGGACTGACGTTGCCGCCGCGATCGCTCGCGGTCCGGTCAACAGGAGCTGGCGATGACCCACGTCGAGGCGCTGGCGAAGGAGCTTGAACGATGGCTGCCGGACGCTCAATGTCATGTCACGACCCCGGCCGACGTGTCGGGCGGGCCAATGACAGTCGTGAGCTTGCAGTACGCCCTCGCCCGCGCCGCCCTCGCGTTCGCCCGCGCGCGGATGCCAATACGATCTGAAAGCTGCGTGATCCTCTATGCCGAAGGCTGGAACGCCTGCCGCGCGGAGCTGCTCGCCCGGTTGGGCGGGGAGGAGGGGTGATGGAGACACTCTTGATCGGAGCGGAGCAGATCTTGACTGCCGCGTCCCGGATGATGGAGGCGGCGCATAAGTTCACCGCGGCCGTCTCGGCGCTCCAGGTCGAGCACCGGTGGCACGAGGAACAGATGCGGCAGACCGTCGCGGAATTTGCAGAGACTGTGGCGAGCGCCCCGCGTGGCTGACCCCGCTGAAATTCAAGGTAGCGGCAGG